ACTTCTTGAGCAGTTTTAATTGTCTTGATAGGATCAATTTCTTCTGCAACCATGATATCTTCAAAAGTTTTATCATATTCAAGAGTCCAACCATCTTCGGAGTATCCAATATCAGACCAGCTAACACTATTATCTGCCCATTCAGTTACAGTATCTGTATCTGCGCCTGGGAAAGCAGTGCCTTTAGCTGCTGTATATAGAACACCTGTACCTACAAGAACATCGGATATTGTACCTGATGTATTATATGTTGTAGCCATATAGTTCTCCTAACTTATACTTACTTGTAATATGTTTGCAAACATATCTTATTCTTCCTCAGATCCATACCAATCTTCAGAAATATCATCTGCTACCTCATCGCTAACATCATCAATATTGTCTACTGTTGATGTAGTCTGATTGACTGTAGTGATTTCCCAATCTTCGCCTTCTGCAATGAACCTAGGCATGCTTAATTGTCCATTCCATGCGCGACCTTTGGATTCTTTTAATCGTTTCCAGTCAGTCCCATTAACTTCTACCCATTTATCCTTGGTAAATGTTAACCCTGTTTCGGCATCACCGATTCTACCCGCTGGGTACAAAGGATTAACTTTAACTTTTACTTTTGCCATATTTACCTCTGAGATAAATATTAGAGGATAAATTTGTGATTTAAGGTTATTCCGAGTACCTGTAAGTCATGTTGATAGCTACTTCAAATACAGCAACTTGAAGTTCTCTTGATTCTGTTCTAATAGGAGATGATTCTATATTTAAACTGTAAATCCATGCTTTAGTTCCCGAAGATGTTGTTACTTGTACATTTTGTTCAATGAAAGCCTCTTTGTAAATAATTTGTGCAATATCGCTAGCAGTTGCAAAATCAGGTTCAGGTTTAGTTCCATCAGATCCCCATCTTCCTGCATAAACCATAACTCTCATTGCTGCAACACCTACAGCTGCTTGTGATTGAGCATCTAATAAAGTATTACCTTCAGCTCTTATAACTACAAAAGGTAGTGTTGCTTCATGTGGTAATCTGGTTGCTACTCTTTGTCCAACTTCATCAGTAATTGTTGATTTACTTAATAACCAAGCTCTAAAAACAACTTCTGGATCTGGTGGTAAATTTGCGTTACTATTTATTCCTGACATATCATCTCCTAAAATGGAACCTCATCTGTTGCAATTAATTCAACTTCTATTTCGTTATCAGAACTAATTTCAAAAGAATCATTAGGTGGTCTTGGTGGTTGGAAATCCATATAACCAGATCCCACAGCTCTTTTTCTATTAACCATAACTTCAAAACTAGTTTGTCCAGGAAAGTGATGTAGTAAAGCACCATAAATAGATTTACCTAACCAACCAAAGTTTCTTGCAGGTATAAATCTCTCACCTGACCATTTGTAATAACCACCATAATTAGTTTTCCACCAATAAGGTGCTTGATCAGCTTTTCTTGTACGATTACCTTTTGAACTACCAACAGTAATTGTTCCTGTAGCAATTGCATTTTTATTCTTTGTACTAATACCTCTGTTTATTATTGAGTTGTGTAGGTTACCTGTAACTTTAGGTGCTGCTAAACCACCACCTAAACTATGCATACCCAACATATTATATTGAATGTCACTTAGCAATTCAGGTAAGCTGAATTCTTCAACTTGTATTCCTAATTGTCTGTATTTTTTTAAAGCCCTAGCTTTTTCTTGTTCAACTCTACCACCACTTTGTCTGTTGATCATCCTCTTTACATTATCAGTTAAAACTTTTCCATTTTGTTTATAGGTATAATTACTTCTTTGTTTAGCATTAAAATAATTTTGTACTTTCATAGTCGCTAATTTACCGTAGTATCTGTTACCAAGACGAGTAGCATAACCAAAGCCTTGTGGAACTATCGTTTGTCCTAATCTACCAGTAAAACGACCTGCAATTCTTCTTTGAATACGAAGATCAACACCTTGTCCTGAAAAAGACTTAAAGTCAGCAAATATTCTTGCATACTGCAAAGCTAAGTTTCTTAAAGGCCTAACTTGTTTTGACATAACATCAAAAGATAGTAAGTCACCTGCATTTAAAGATGTACGATAAAACAAAGACCTAAACTGATTACCTGTACTTGCCATTAGCTTGTTCTCCTAAGTCTTAATCTTTTAAGAACTAAATTGCCATGTCTATTTTTATAATCAAAAATTCCTAATACTTCGTAATAACTAGAACTTATATTTATTCTATGAGAAGTCTTTATAGATACACTTGCAGGAATGTATAAATCAAATTCGTTAATTAACATTTCTGAATTATCTTCTTGTTCTTGAGATCTAACAGATTCTATTCTTCCTTTTGTAGTTGATAAAGTTGACCAATTGTCTGTATATAGACCTCTATCATCTACAGAAGTTGTAGATCTTGATTCTATTGTTATATCATCTTTTAAATATGTTTGAAAATTATAAGACATACCTGTACTTTACTAGAAAAATATTTGATTTTAGTTATCTAGTTTTTTGCGAAGTTCTTCCAACTTTTTCTTTTTATCTTGAATATCTTTTAACCTACCACTTGGATTTTTGATACATAGATTACAAATTTTTTGTCTGCCATCTTTATATTTTTGTGTTTTTCCAAAACTATCTATAGGTTGCACCTCTGCACATTTTTGACATTGTTTTTCATCAGGATTCCATGACTTTTGTTCTACATATTGCTGTGCATGTAAAACTCCTAACCAAATCGCAGGATCTTCTTTACACCAACTCATAAATTTTTCTAGACCAATAGGTAGATCATCATATAGATTTCTAACAGTCAAACTATATTCACCTGTATAAAGTCTATCTATAACAATTCTTGCGATGCCATGATCTATAGATGATATTGGTGGAAAACCACATTGCTCTCTTAATTGTCTGACTCTTTCATGTGAACACTCCCACTCTTCAGCCCAATGTGATAATGGCTTATATGGATCTTCATTAAACATTTCGTATGCTTGTTCTACTGATGGTATTTTTCTACTTGGCATTAGATCTCCTTCTTGTCAAACCTCGTTCTTTACGAATTTTTCTTCTCTCTCTTTCAGATAGTCCACCCCAAATTCCAAATTTTTCTGCGTTTACAATTGCATACTCTAAACAATGTTCTTTAACACTACATGCATTGCATAGTTCTTTAGCAGCTTTTGTTGATGCCCCACGATCTGGGAAAAAGATATCAGGATCTGCGTCTTTACAGTTAGCGTCTACTTGCCACCATAATTCTTGAAGTCTTAATAAATTAGTTAGAGATTCTTCTCTATATTCCATTGTTCACCTTGTATAATTTCGTAAAACTTTTGATTTACGAATTCTTCATACTCAACTCTCTCACGAGCAAATTGATTTAGATGAACGGTTAATAATCCATGAAAATTTAGGAAACCTATAAGATATGTGTAAACTGCTAAATCCATTAAACAAACACCTGTTTTTTATAAGGTGAAAGTAGCATTTTATCTGATTCTTTTAAGATATCACCATCATAATATGCCATTGGATCAGCGAATCTAACACTTAGATCCCCAATGCGTTCTTCTTCTACTATTGCCATACTAGCCCCGTTTGTCGAATCTGATAGATGAGTGTCTGCTTCACCAGTTGATGCTTGACTACTCAAATTCATAGCCGACAAAACTATTCTTGCAGAAATTCTAGCGCTTGTAAACCTTATATCCTCAGGAATTGTTGCATAACCTGCGTTGTAGGTTATTGTAATATTTTTTGGTTTAGCACCTGACCAACGACCTAGTACTCTCTCTATTCTTCCGTTAGAGTGAAATACATAATCGTTTTCATTGCCTTCAGTTAATGAATTACCATCTTCTGTAATAGATGATATTGAATTGACAGGAATATGTTTTACCTGTATTTCTCTTAAATTATCACCAAATGTTGTTTCAGTATAATCGCCATCTTCTATATCGTAACCAAGATATGTTTTGATAATCTTATCAACATAAGGAATAATATTATTAGTTATTGATGTTTCTAGTGTAGAACTAAAGTCGATTTGGACTATTGCCTCAACATCAGATACTGTACAGAGAGCCATTTAGACCTCCTTACTTATCTTCTGATGGTTTTACAGCTTTAGTTTCTACTTTCTTCTTTGGTGCAGCTTTCTTTTTTGGTTCTGCTTTGATATATCCAATTTCTTTTAACCAAGATTCTGGATATGACTTACCAGCACCACCAACTTTAGAAGCATTAGATTTAGGTAATTCAGCTTTTGGTCCTTCAAAAAATGAACCGTCTCCTAAAACCCAAAGATCTTTCTCTAGTGTTATAAATTTCTCTGCCATAATGATTTAATCCTAACTTATGATTTGCCTTTTTAAGGTCTTTTTAATGTATATAAAAAAATATGGGGGTTAGAAATAACCCCCATAAATTAATACTAAATGCTATTAAGCACTTGTGATCTTGTGGAAAGCTGTTTGTCTGTAAACAGGGAATCCAACACGCATTGTAGCTCTGATCACCATGATGTTCTTTGTAAAGTTTTCACCATGTGAATCAGATACAGCGATGTCCATACCTTGTCTCATAACAACATGAGCTGCTTCACCACCACCGAATTTACCAACTAAGATAGTACCTTCGGAAATAGCTGTTGAAGGAACAACTTTAAGTCCCCACAATTGATTAGCTACTCCTCCAGCATAACCACCTGCTGTTGTGAATACAGGTGCTTTAGCTGTGTATCCAGCTGAATCAGTTCCTGCAAAGTCACTGTCTAATTGTAGAACAATTTGTGACCAGTCATTCGGATGAATAACAATTGCATCTGGCTCTGTGAATGCATTTACTCTAATGTCAGTAATTGCACCATAGATTGCGCCAATTCTTCCTAAACCACCTGTGTAGGCAGAATAGTCAGTTGATCCAACGCTAGCTTTACCAGCGTCCAACAAACCTTCGATGTTTGGAGATGTTCCATCACCTGAAAGTAGTTGGCTATCTAGTCTTAATCTCATCATTGTTTGAAGTCTTGAGTTCAAGTATGACTCTAAACCACTAACATCTTGCATTAACTCATCTGTGACAGGTATGTTAACACCAAGTTTTGAGATTGTTGCTGTTCTCTCGGTGAAAGCTAATGCTGCTTCTCCAACTGCTGCTGCCTCTGCGGCCTCAGCTGCATTGTTTGTGAAAGTAGTTTCTTCCAAGTAAACAAATGCATTTTGGTCAGTTGTGATTTGATCAAAAAGATTAATCACTGCATTAGGATCACGAAGAGCTGTTTCTAAAATACCAGGTTGTCTTAAAGACTCTGGTGGGTATCCAGTTGTAGTTAAATTAGTTTTTAACTCAAAAGGAATTGTGCTTTGAATATTTTTAGCACCATTTTCAGTATATGCTTTGTAAGCTGCTGATTTCATGACTTCTGCGCCAAAAGAGGAACCTTTTGATTCTTCTGATGGGTTAGGCATGCTTGCTACTGGGCTGTCGCTCATATCTAATTTAGATTTTGCTTCAGCTACTTTAAGATCATCTCTTAAAGATGCAAGCTCTTCATTTCTATCAATGACTGCTTGCTTTTGTTCTGGAGTAGCACCTGACTCTTGATCTTTGATTTCTTCAAAAAGACCTTTGAGTTCAGCAGACTTTTCAGCAATACTATCACGGACTTTTTTTACATCCATAATTTACTCCTCAATAATATCGTTATCTTCTATTTCAATGTCGGTTAATATTGATTCAGCTAATATCTCTTGGCTTTCCAACCAAAGAGCATCTAATTCATCATCTAATACTTCTTCTGTAGGTAGTTCAGCTTGATCAACAGGATCTTCTTCTTGTCTTTCATCTCCTGTATCAACTTCAGGTTCTTCAGTAGGTTCTGTAACTTCAGCCTCAGCCTCTACTACTTGTTCTACCACTTCTTCTTCAGTCTCTAATACAGGTTCAGTAGATTCAGATTCCAGATCAACTGTCTCTTCAACTTCTTCTATCACTTCTGTTGTATCTTCCAATGCACCCTCACTTCCAAATTCATCAACGAATTTATCAATTTCCTCAAAAGCATCTTGGACGCTTTCTTGTACTGCTCTGAGAGCTTCGGTTGCTGAAACCCCCAACTTCCTACCATTCTTCTGTCGCAGTTCTCCTATAGATTGAACTCTGGCGACTAGGCTATTCAATGCTGCAAGCACATCTTTTACCTCATCAGAAAAGCGTTTACCTTGCACGCTGGCACTCTTTTCCGAAACTTCTAAATCTTGTACTTTTTCAGGATCTGGTTCAATTAAATTGTCCTTAACCTGTTTCATTTTTTCTGCAACTTCTCTGACTAGATCAACCCACCATTGTGGTAGATCTGCATTTTCATCTTTAGGAATTGCTGCCAATATATCTTTCATATCGCTTGCAATGTTTCCTAATGCTTCCATAGCTGCATGTTGTTCTGTGTGAGTCTTTGCATCTTTTTTCATTGATGCCTCATAATCTTCATGTGTAGCACATGGCATATAAAAAACTTGTCCGTTGCTATCGACTGTATGTGATCCTGTGCATCCTAATTGTTTTGCACGATCTTCTGCTTCTTCAGCAGACATATACATATCACCCTGAGCTTTAGCTTTTTCTTCTTCTTCCTCAACAGGCTCTTCTTTTTGAAAACTGTCATGTCCTAAGACACCCTTTTCATCAGAATCTTCTTTCACACTTTTAATAGCCATTGTGAATGTTTCTTGGTTTGCGCCAACTAAGACTGGACTCACTTCATAAACTTCTAGACTTTTAAGGTAACGAACATCTTCTTCTTCATTAGCATCTTTTTTAAATTTTCCATATTCAGAATCCATTACTCTGAAACCAAAAGACCATTGTTGAAGATCTCCCATGCTTTTTACAAGATTGTAAGCCTCTTTACCAGATTCAGTATCCATAAAAAATGATCCTTCAAAAGTTGCTTTATCATTATCTTGTTTGATCTTACCTTTGCCTATTGGCATATCCCATTTGTGCGCCCACACCATAGGGACATCACCTGATTTAAAACCTGATTTGATAGCACCTGGGATTACAACATCTCCATCACTATCTACATTATTAAAAACTGAAAATACAGCTTTAACTTGACCTTTTGATTCTTTATCTTCTTTGAGTTCGAACTCAATATTTTTGACTTCTTTTAATTCAGACATATAGCGCTACCTGTTCTCCTATAAATTCATATTTACTTGTGGTGCGCTTTTATTTAGAATAACCTATATTTAGTAGATTAATGGTTTTTTACGAGATATAGTGTATTTACGCAATTGCCAACACTTCATACGCAAAAATGGTATAATTAAGACATGGATGACCAAATTGTATTGTTGGCAACTTTGCACATCAGTTCAGGGAGTTTCCCTATGAAGGTAAAATCCGATAGATCTGGTGTTGTCGAAATATTTGGAAAATCTGTGGAAGTATTCTTGAAAGAGAATAAACTTAAAGTATCAGATAATATTAGCGCCAGATCTTTTAAGGGTGGTGCTGAGGAAAGAGACTATTTATTAAAATGGCTACAGAGAACACTGCTGGAAGTCTAAATGAATTTAATATGTTCATGGATACTCTAGCAAAAGTAAATCAACCATCAAGAAATAAAATAATCACTGATTGGTTAACATTCTTAGATCATGATGATCAAATTAGATTAGTTAACAAACTAAAATCTAGGGGAATTAATTATCAACCAAGTGAGAATCGTAGATTTTTCGAAGTCTAACTATTCTTCTTCTGTTTGTTTCTGAGATCTAAAAGATTCAGATTCAACATTACTAAGTGCGTCTGCCTCTTCAGTAGAAACACCTAGTTCAGATATTATATTCTCA